CTCAGACTCTTTTTTTACACCACATTTTTCGAATTCAGGAAGTAACAGTCCAATTATGTCCGATAGTAATCCGAACAGCAATACCAATAGTGATGATGAAACTAACAGTCATACAGATACTAATCTAGCATATAAGCTCAAAAAATACTCGATTAAAGGGAAATACGCAAAATTAAATACTACAGATATTGAAAAATATATCAAAAAATATTATTCGAATTCATTGGTTGATAGTTATTCAAACGAACTTGATATATTAACTACCTTCGTAAGAGGACAAAAAAACCTATACGCACAGTCAAGAAATATTACTCAACAAAAACTCTATCTTTTAATGTGTCCGGCGCTTATGATTGCCGCCGCAATTACGTTTATGTCTCCTTTTCTTGAATGCGATACTATTAATACTAACATCGTCGCTGGATTAAACGGAGTTGTTACATTATTTATTTCTATGGTTGGATTTTTTAAACTAGAAACCTTATCTGAAAAGTATCTCATATTAGCCTCGTTATTTGATAATTCGGAAACAGACTTAGAGTTAACATCTACCAAAATTATGATTATGAAAAAAGAAAAGGATATTTCAGAATTAATCATTACCAAATTTAACGAAACAGAAGATAGAATATCACAATATAAACTTATTAATCACGCTCTACTTTTACCAGAAATAAAGCTTCTTTTTCCTATCATTTCACACATCAATATTTTTTCATTTATTAAAAAAATTGAACTTTTGAAAAAAGGGACTATTGAAAAACTACGAAATATCAAAAATGAAATTTCATATATTCATTATAAAACCGAACAGAGAAAACAGATTCAATCTATTAAAACATCTACTACACACGCCGATATTACTATTACGATGGATGATGAAAACCAACAATCCAAAGAGCTCTCACGATTAAATAAATTATACGCATTGAAAAATACTATTACAAATGAACTTATTGAACTACAAAACGCATATTCTATTATAGATACTATCTTTTACAGGGAAATATCGTCAGCTGAAAAAAAACAAAACAGATGGTGGTTTTGTTTAGTGTGTTTTTATTGGAATAACACAGATAATAGTCAGGATTATATGATTGACGAATTGGTACAACAACTTTCACCAGCACTTAGACCTCTTATATTACCTATGAAATAATTTATCTAGCAGGTAATACTTTCCAATACCAAGGCATATCATACACCAAATTTACTGAACCTTTATCTTTCATACTCGTCAGAATTTGGTTTGTTTTTACATTTTTTATATCCCATCTTATCTTTATAATCACTCGTTTATGGTGTATGTCTTTATGTAAAGGTATCTCACGTATTGTTTCAATTAACCCTATTTTCATATTACTGATTATGTCTTCGATATAATTACGTGACATAGTTGCTTCTACACGCGGTATACATATTGTGGTACTTGGCATTATCTTGTATTTATTTTGTATTTTTATAAAGTTGCAAAATCAATTTTATAAAAGATTCCAATACCCCCCTCAATTTTAACCCACGTAGTGAGTTGCTGTTTCGAATAACATTCTTAGAATTAAATTTGTCGTCAAATGTTTATATACCGTTAAATACGGGTTTTAGTTTTTTTGCTGTTTCGAAACATATTATATATACGCAATTCTTTAACTTGTTTTATAATACTTATTTTCTTCATTTCAACCAAAAAATCTAAAAAGATTTATTTTGGTCCGGACTTATAATCGGAATGATTACTCATTCAAATGTTCCGGATATAGTGCACGAACAATATCTGTGTCTACGTTTTTCATATGAAACGGTTCATCCTCCCAACACCAATTACAATTGCTTTTACTTAAGTTCCATTCAGGGGTAATATCGGGAATTATCCCATTAAATATTTTTTCTGCTCGTTCCTTATGAAAATCCGATGTAGTGATTATAATCTTATCGGGTTTTGAAGTATTCGAATTATTCATCCATTTATTCAAGTTCATAAAATTCTCGGCAGTATTAGTCGATTCTGTATCGATATAAATAATAAGATTAGGGTATTCTTTTATTATTTTCTTACGCATAATAGATGCTTCAGAAACAATATTCCCATCTTTGGAACCACCTGATAAATATAAAGTAACTGGAGTAGTATTAGAATTGATATAATTTAATACAGATTGAATACGTTGGTTTTGTATTTGGGAATTCGAACATCCCAATAATACAATTACTTGGTTTGGTTCTTGTTTATGAACATTATGGAATAATACGTTTAGTAAAGCGGTTAGAAACGCTAATGCAAAATATATCATATTATTATTACTATTATTATTACTATTATTATTACTATTATTATTATTTGGGTTTAGTGACTTTGTTATTACTTGTAATAACACAAATAGCATTTCAATTTTTCATATACAATACGGGATGAATAACACTATCTTGACATTTACCAATACTTATGTAATTGGTTTAAGTTTATAGTTTTTTTTATTAGTGTATTAAAAATAATGTCATCGCACGACCTTTTAGATGAAACTTGGGTTCAAGAACTACAGAAAATACAAGATATAAAACAAAATTACTGTAAAGAATCTATGGATTCTATTTCCGTCCATTCCATATTCATTAACCCTAACAAACACATTGATAAAATTGTTAACTTAGAACTCGAACTTTCGAAACACGATACCATAGATAACCATATGTATTTATCTAAAAATACTCTTTCGTCTATTATCCAACAAAATAAAGAACATAAAGGAGAACTTAACAAACGCCATTATAAACTTATTGATATTGCTTCCTTCTTTGTTACATTAGAACCAGAACATATACAGTCTTATTCTAAAACAGACCCTCGCGGTTTAACACACGATTTCTTCAAAATACACCCATACGTTGAAGATATACACGTTCCTATGTCTATTTTCATTTTTCATAAACTAAATTCAGTTTTCCTTATTTATCAAGAAGTCGCACCTGTTTCTAATAATCGCACTATGAAATCTATACTTAAAAAGACATCCAATAAAAATGTTAAAACATCACATACAAAAAAAGTAAAAATCAACACTGAAATTAACCAAACATATCGCAATGTACGCAAAAAACATACGAAAACACGCAGATGTAGAACTAAAACTACACAATAATGACAATGTTCTCAAACTATTGAATTGTAAATGATATAAATATTTTGATTGTAGTATATTTACCTATACTTCTTACTATTATGGAATCTTATGATTTACCAGCAATAGAAGTTACCAAGGATTATTCTTCCTTTTTTCGGGACGAACTCGTTTTCTTTTATTTCCATTCTATACGGTTTCATAATTATGCAGATGTTAATTCATTTTCGAATCGTTATGAAACTCTTCTATCTGTTTTAAAAACACAAATGCGTATTGATAGGGATGCCACATTACCCTATTTAAATTTGGTTTATAAACTTATAGCTAATACTAGAGACATCCGACACGGAAAAGGATATCACGATACCGCATATATGATGATTTGGAAATTTTACAAATTCTTTCCGAGTTTGGCAATTTATATGTTATATCGGTTTGTAAAAAATACCGAGAATCAACTCTACACATATGGTTCTTGGAGAGATATGAAATATTTATGTGAATTTGTAAAACAACGTAGTCGTCATGGTGAAAATGACTCTCTTATTGAAATCTGTATTGACCTGATTAATACACAACTTAAAGAAGACCTCAATACATGGAAATGTTCTGAAAATGCTATGAATGGACGATTTATATCACACGTCGCTAAGTGGATTCCACGAGAGAATAAAAAATTTGGTTGGCTTTTTAATTTATTAGCTGATAATTGGGGAAAAACGCAATATCCATATATTATTAAATCCGCAATCAGCTACGATTCGCAGATTAAAGCACGGAATAAATACAAACAGTTGTATAGGAAAAATGTGTCTTTTTTGAATAAAGCACTTGATACAGTTGAAATCAAATTATGTGCTAACAGAAGACACCTCATTGAACCACATACTATACCGCTATGTGCGGTTTCTAAATATAAGAATGTTTCTTTTTATGATTCAGATGATAACGACAAGCTTGAATGTAGTCAGCAAATTATTAATCATCTTGAATCTAAATATTCACTTAATAATGTATATGATAATAAAGACAAATACAATACGTCATCCACATTACCGATTTCTTACTACATAAAACAAGCCGTTTCTGTTATTCAATTAGGGATGAATGACTCCAATACACAATTTCATATTCTGAATAAACAATGGGAGTATTTGGAAAACAAAACAACATACATACAAACTGAACCGATTATTCCTATTATTGATATTTCGTCTTCTATGAGAAAACACGATGATGAACCGTTGTATGCTGCTATTGGATACGCTATTCTTATTTCTCAACAAAGTTCTATTCATAATAGAATTATGGTTATAGATAGCAATCCGATATGGGTTCAATTTGAAGATGATATGACTTTCGTTCATAAAGTAAAACGGATTATAGATATTATTTCATCGGCATATTCTACCAAAGCATCATATATCAATACATTCCATCTTATTGGTAATTCGTTTTTACAGAATTCCACACCGGATAATGACATCCAGAATCTACAATTTGTTATTTTCTCTACATTCACCGAACAACAATCCACGGATAATAGTCTATATAACACTATCACCAAAACACTTTCTTCCTATACAAATGAGGTCCCACATATCTCTTTTTGGAATCTATCTAAATATGAAAATACATTGCTTCCGTGCCTTCCGGAACAAAATAAAGCCAAATTATTATCTGGTTATTCTCCACATTTGATTTCTCAACTGTATAATCCAAAAAAATATTACACATACACCCCATATACTACCGTTCAATATGAACTTGATTCCTATCAATATAATGTTCTTGATGATTATATTACCTATATCACGCATCAAATGTAGACCAGTGGTATAATATTATTAGAATGATAATAACTCTCAATTGTTGTTATCATTTACATTACATATTTTTTACCGCATCGTATATTTTTGTCTCTCTATGTAAATTATTCTGAATCGTGGTTAACATCTTAGTACGAATATCTGTTTTCTTTTCCTTGCTTACTAATATATTGTCTAGTATTTTCATCATCTTTTTACTCTCATTACTACTTACATTCTTAAATAATTTATCTATCTGGCCTATCATATCATTACTACTTGGACGTTTGTCTGGAGATGCTAATATAGCATTCTCTAATGTCTTTCTATAAGAAGTCCAAGAAGGTATCGTCACATCTACCTTGTTTAATTCCAGGTCACGTATTATATATGAATACATTACAGATACAGCATAACAATCCCAAGACGACACATTCTTTTCCAGTTCATCGGCAAGTTCTTTCCACGTCTTTCCTATAAAT